ATTGTTCCTATTAAAGGCATTGTTTCCTCCTATGCAAACTTAGTTTGCGTTTCTAATACTGTGAATGTTGCAGAGGCAGTTTTAATAATTGTAAATGAGTAGGCATCAATTGATGAAGCATTGCCACCAGTAATAGCAGAAGGAACTTTAGGAGTTACTGCACTACCATCAATATTGATAACATTTGGGTAGTAAGGTGTAGCCCCATTAGTATTAAGCCAAACTAAAGTAATCGCATCACCAATAGCCAAAGCGGTATTTAAAGAAACTCCTGAACTATATCTAAAATTTAAGGTGTGGTTAGCAGTAGCATTCGTAGTGTAATACCAGACAGATGCGGTTGATACGTCAAAATTGATAGTGCCAGTAGCAGCTGCTGCCACAATGTTTACATCCTCCTCAAAACCACGAATAACCGCATCGGTAATAACTGGAGCGGTCAGAGTTTTATTGGTGAGAGTTTGAGTGCCACTCAAGACGGCTGTGGCATTATTAAATACGGTAGTATCAACAGCAGTTCCAAGTGATCGGATTGCTGCTGCACCATCCTTGACCAATGCGGTGTCGTCAGGTGTTGTCCAGCTATAATTTGTAGTAGTTGCCATTTTTCTCCTATTATCAGGCTACGATTGTAGCGTATTCCCATGTTAAAGTTGGATCTATTGTGTTCCATGCCTCGGTAATTGGCACAGTATTCCAGCGCATCGACACTTGGCTAAACGCCACCGGTGATAGGTTGATTGTCAGGAATAATTCATTAAACCTAGTGCTCCAACGCCATCCCTCAACATATCCTTCAAATACGCCATTAGAAATTTGGGTTGGCAGATTTTGAATGTTTAAGGGCTGACCCATAAAGACACCCAAAAGGTTGTCCCGATCGCTGTTATCAATCTCTGAATTAGTTATTGGAAAAGTTATAGATTGAAAGGCTGGTAATGGAAAGGCACGCTGGGCAATATATCTATCTGCAACTTCCTGAGCATTAGCACCCGAATGGATAGCGGATTGAATACTCTGGGCTTTGTAACCATAAAGTGCAATTGATTGTGGACTTGAAGCAATTTTTTGTGAATTAAAGTTATTTCCATAATTAATATAAATGTCATTTCGAATGTCGCCGGATCTTGTAATGGTTGACAATCCTTGACCTAAAGCATGGCTCGCATCTAAATCAACATAACCATTGGCTGCTAAATAAGTCTGCCTGTGGTCTGCATCTGAATAACCAATATCGCCATTAGGTTCCTCATAAAGATACCCAAATGCGCTATCAGCAATATTACTTGCAATATTGTAAACAGTATCAGGATCAGCAGATCGGCTTGACATTGTGTAAAGCCCTGGTTGATCTATCTCTCCAAGCCCCTGATTTACAGCTTGTAGCCAAGTTTCACTTGGGTCATATGTTGCCCAAGTAGATGCTGCTGGCACATCATTCCATGAACCAAGAAGCACGCTAGATAGCAACTCATATATTTGGTTTCCATCCTCATCCTGCGAAAGGTTATCGTTGTAAATTTCTTTTGCAAGTTTAACCAATGTACCCATTGCCAAGATTGTGTAATTAACAACAGTTGCCAATGATCCAGTTCTTTCAACGCCAACAGTCAAATCAGTAACATTGCCACCAAATAAAGTGACATAAGTTCCAGAACTGTCTTTAACTTGTAGGCTTAGACTGTCATTAATGTCAAATGGTAAAGTTTGTCCAGATAATGCAATTAATGATATTTGTAAATAAGACGGGTTTGGTTGAGTGTAAATATCAGTTCGACCTGCTTGGTGGGCAATATCGCTTATTGCAATATTGGTGTAATCAACACCAGCAACAGTCAGTTTCCAATCAGGTGTCCAAATTGTCATTACTTAAACACATTTCCAAATCCTCCACCAAATGTAGGGGTTGATCTTGCTGAACTATCTACAAGCACCTTTTGCACAGCTCTTGCAGCACCTTCTGGATCTATCGCTTGAACTGAAATGTTATTAATTACAGTTGGCTGAGTTTGAGCACTACCCGTGGAAATAGTAGGTAATCCTCTTTCGCCGGCTCGATAATCAATTGACCCCCCACCAGATGCACCTATTTTATTTAACAATCCTATATCTGATCCGGTTTTTACCAAGTTAAGCCCTCGAATAACAGTGTTAATTGCATCAATAATAAAATTCAAAACTGGTGTTATTGCCCCAGCAATTGCGCCAAACGCACTAATAATTGCTGCTGCTGCTTTTGCTCCAACATCGATCATGAAGCTAAAGACCTTACCCAAAATAGGTAAAACAACAGTTTGCAATAACTGCACAAATGCATCAAAACTTTCTTTGTTATCATCAATGGCTTTTTTAACAACTTCCCAAGCATCCTGAAACTTATTAACAATTGGAACACCATATTGAAATATGTAACCAATCAATCTTTCAATTATTGGGAGCAATGCTGCGCCAACGGATTCTTTGGCTTCCTCAAAACCTTGTTTTAATCGATCAATTCTGCCTTGAAAAGTTTCGGCATTTCTAGCTGCTGCACCACCATAAAGATTGCTTAATGCCTTTTGAGTTTCGGTAAAGTCCATTGCTTTTAGATCGGCAGCTGATAAACCGATTCCCAATCTTGCAAGTTGTGTTTCTTGACCATCATACGCTTTTGCCAATGCTGATGTGACTGTTGTTAAATCTTTGCCAGATCCTGCTGCTACATCTAATGCTAAATTCAATAACTTTTGAGATGTATTAACATCTTTCGTGCTTACAGATAATCTCTGAAAGGCATTTCTCAAATCATTATCAGCAACGCCAGTCGCTAACTGAGTTTTTGTAATATATTCCTCAGTAGCCTTGATTTGGGCATCAGTAGCCCCTGTGGCGGTCTTTAAGGCACTTGCTAATCTAAGTTGTGCCTGTTCATCCTCAATGGCTGATTTGACCCCATCAATGGCTAATTTGCCGGCATAAGCAACCGCAGCAGCAGCTGCGACAGTAAATGCTAAAGCAGCCTTTTTGCCAAACTCTGAAATCTTACTTGCGTTACTTTCAACTGCCTTATCAGCATCGCCTAGCTTCTTTTTTAAGTCATCAACATCGGCGAGAATTGATAACTTTAATGTGCGATTACCGGTAGCCATTAGACCCATTCCTTAATGATGCGATTGAAAGCTTGCTCCCATTTGTTAATCAATTCAGGCTGAATTCTGCGAAGCGTTGGATAGATAAACCACCCTCTCGAACCTCTGCCTTGCCTTCCTGAATATGCAGGGAACTGCTTGAACTTATTAGATCCAAACTCAACACCACCCCATAAGGTTTGCGTTGTAGCCCCACCTGAAAACTTTTGTCGTGCGAAACCATAACGGAACTCACCGATTTTGCTGGATTTAGAGATGCTAACTCCGTCTGCGACCCTTTGCGCAACTTCGCCAGCTTTTGTTCGACCTCGAGCTGCTTGCTTAATTTCCTCTGATGCAAAATACGCCAAAGCAGCAGATTGACTTCTTGCTTCCTCTGTTGCTTGGTCATCCATAAGTTTGAATGCTTTGTAAATATCACGCAAATCGTTTTTATTGTATGCGATAGTTTCATTTGCCATGCCTCGCCTCCAATACTTCGATTGCTGTTAAAATGTCCTCCGCTTCAACCCATTCTCTCATTGGAATTTGTGTGGCTATCGCCAACTCAACCAATAATCTGCTTAGGCTTCCTGCTGGATGACTTTTGGGTCTGCATCACCGACTATTACATCGCTGACTGTTTCCATCCATATATCAAAACCTTTTACTGGCTTTCCTGCTGCTTCTCGCTTGTGTGCGTTGTAAGCCAAAAACATCAGATCCCACATTCCAAGTTTTTCTTTTGCTTGGCTTATAGTGTTGCCAGTTGTCTTTTCCCATTTTGCCCACTCAGGTGGTTGGGCTACATAAGTGGCTTGCTCACCTGAGTTATATTCAATTGTAATTGGTAACTTCATTTGTTTGCTCCCGTTTGTTTATTGATTAAAAGGTTTCTGTTGGCACTCCGATAACTTGGAATGAAAGAGATACAGTTTGTGCATCTGGTGCAGTTCCACCAGCTGATGGCCACATTGGCAACACTTGAAAAGTAAATACTGCGCCGGATGTAGCTGTGAAAACTGTGTTGATTGCTGTATCTGGTGCTGATTCGGCAACGCCCCATAGGATCTCACAAAGTGATCCAGTTGCGCCCCAATCGGCTAACATTTCAACTTCAAAGGTGAAGTTATTATCAGTTACCTTAAAGACTTTTCCGTCTAGTGTCTGATAAGTCTGACGATCCATCTCGCCAGTAAGTGTTGCTGTTGTTGCTTGTGCATCGAAATTATTACCGCCAATAGTGAAGGTAATATCTCGACCGGTAATAACTGTCGTTGGCATTTTTCTCCTTAGATTGTTCTCGTGTAATAGGTGCTAACTCTAACATCTGCAATAAGCAAAGTTGCTGCTCCTACTTGTGTAACTGTTGGTCTTTCAACCGAACTGACAATATAACCTGCTGGAATTACTGCCAGAACACTTATTACTAACTGCTCGATATTGTCGAGTGATGCAGGATTGCTATTGTAAGCAACTGCAACGGTAATGGTCATATTGACCTTCGCACGAATGTTTGACTTGCTTATTGTTTCAAATTCCAAGTATGGTGAATCCGGCACAACCACCACAGCTGGTGGAATTACTGTTTCAGGAACGAACGAATAAACATTACCTGCAACGCTTGATAATGCGGTTGCTAAAGGTGTCCTGACCTGCTCAAGGATTGTCTGATTAGGCATTTAAAGAGCCATGCTCTCTGTGTCCATGTATGAACCTAACAAACCTACGGTTTTATTAAAAAGCGATCTGCCCATTCTGAACGGAGTTGCTGTAAAATCTATTCCTTCGATCTGTCCTCCGCCGGCAAGTCTTGCTTGAAAGACTTCGACTGAAACTGTATAGACGGCTGACTGAACAGCTGCGTTTCCAACATAAGTT